AAGGGTAACAAAGGGTCTGGTGATGAAGGTCCTACGAGAATACGTCACATTGCCGCGGAACACCTGTTCCAGACGTACGGTGATGCCGTATTTGATTTGGCTACTGAACTCCCACTCACTGAACTTGGTGTAACTGTTGATATACCTTTGCGTATAACAACAGGGGGTGCAGTAATCATTGGTGGTAAGATCAATACAGTCCCATCCAATGAAGCCAATAAACTTGTTGTTGCAGGTAATATCGAATTCACAGCAGGTGGTCAATTCAGACTCTCTGGTATCGAGTTTGAGACATCGAATCCAATCAATGGAGATTCTGTGAATATATATAGAAATATTGGTGATGAAGGTACGGCACGCCCAATGACATTTGTACATGAATATACGGTTGGAGTTGATACCGAATTTGCACGTTTCGACAAAGCTGGGCGTCTCGGTATAGGTACTGCATCCCCAGTCTCGAACACGCACATATACAATTCACGAACGACAAACATCGATATATTCAGACTCGAGAGTCCTGGAACAAACAAACAAACTGGTATGCTCATATACACTGGTGATGGTGAAGGTGGATATCTCAGGGGTTTTAGCAACTCCACTAACAAGACAACAGGTCTCATCGTGGGTGTAGCCAACAACAGTACTTTCACAAATTGTATTCATGTGATTCAATCGAGTAACGTGGGTATCGGTACAAATGCACCGAGTACAAAATTCCATATGTACAATGGTGTGGTGCGTGTGGAAAACACAACGAGTAATGCGATCGTGGAATTCAAAACGACTGGTGGAACATCGAACATTCTCTCGGATACCCTAGGGAATATGTATATAAATCCACATTCTACTGAGACTGTGGTTAATAGTAACCTCACAGTGAATAACGATCTCACGGTCGGTGGTAACATCGATCTCGGTAACGCAGTCGCGATCGGTTTGTATGGTCAGACGGCGAACACAAATTTACAGGTCGGCGGTGGCTTCATCACAAACTCCAGTACATTTGCACAAAAGAAATACGCCTACACATTCAATCGTACGCAAGGTAACTCGAGTGATGTTCAGCTTGTTTTCGGTACAGCTTCATTCTATGCAAAGCTCGTATGTATCTTTAGACGTGTAGATACAGTTTTGGGAAGTGGAATGAGTAACATGAGTACTATGGTACTCGAGATACAGGGTGGAACACACAATGGGAGTACATCTTCTGAAGATATAACCGTCGGTACTAAAAACCTCTTCGGTGGTGTAAATGCATTCCCGTGGAGTCTTACCATTTTAACAGGTAAAACAGGTATCATACTCAAACCGAACACAGAGAATATCGCATCTGGTGGTGGTATAACCTATTCCTATGACATTTCTGTGGAGCTCATGTCTTCTCGGGGTGGTGCATTCACAGCTATACGTACATTTTCTCAGGATGTCCCAGATTCGACGACCAGTACAATTCTTAAAGACGATTTCAATTACTAAATTTACTATGGGGGACTATACCCCACGGTAAACATAATACATACACTTATGCCCTGATGGTATCAGAGACGGCGAGTATAACGACACCGGCAATGAACGCCATGATGACATAATTCAATTCAGTTTCTTCAAGACCAATCAGAGGCTTCACCTCTTTCACGACAGGCTTCTGCTGTCGAACAGGAGGTTCCAGTTCCTCCAGCGGACAATACGCTATCATTTATATAGTAATTAGAGATTAATTTCCGTCTTCTTTTTTCGCCTGGTTCGCTTGGGTTTGGAAGCACTCACATTCACCTCCTTGACCTCACCGCCAGTGGAGTCACCAGAGATGGATACGATATCGGACATGTCATCATCTTCACTCTCCTGAGTACCACCCATCGTGGTGTTCATAGGTGGTGGGGGTGGCATCATGATCCCACCCATCAGACTGGAAATGTCTAAACCGGGACCCTGCATTTCATATTTACCAGTTCCTCCCACAGGCGCATCAGTGGCGGGACCACTCGTGTTTCTTGTCGTGTTCTGCACAGCGGCCATCATATTCTTCACCAAGTCTGGGTTCTGTTTCATCACATCGTTCATGTTGGGCATGACAGACTTGAACATACTGTTGGTCAAGTGGAACATCATCGCCGAACCACCCAACATCATGATCAGCTTGATTTCTGGGGCGACATTGACCTTGGAGCGATACTTCACGTACAGTTCCTCGAAGACACCATCATAGTCATCGACATTCTCCATGATAGACTCAGACCACCCCTCTAGTTGAATCTCGAAGGGGTTGTACCTCTTATTGAGAAACTCCAGACCGGTCACACAGGCGACGAGCATACGCCGAGAGAAGCGAACAGACTGTTCCACATCGATGCTGTACGTGATTCGCTTCACCTCTGACCGAAGCTCATCCACGTTGGAGTAGGCGTTGAGTCTCTTGTTCACGGCGAACCCCTTCTTCTCCAGACGCCCCAATTTATTGATAAGATCCGCCTTCTCCTCATCGATGGACGTGTACCCCTTGGAGGGTTGCTCTTCCTGAGGACCGGGACCCATGGGCTCCTCCTCATAGAACTCCTCACCGTAATCAATCTCTTCTTCTTCTTGGGTGGGCTGCTGAGGCGCTGACTGTTTATGGGGATTCACGAAAGCATCCATAGCCTCTTGCTGTCGTTGAGGTGGTTGCGCACGCGTCGGGGCGGGACGTGGTACAGGCTTGGGACGAGGTACTGAAATCTGAATCTCATCCATGAGTGCCTGTTCATCAGCGTCTAATTTCATGATAGTCGTGGTTCCACGGTCGAGTACGATTTCCTCGTCCATCTACTCTCTATATGGAAACTAAAAAATTACCTTTAACGCACTTTAAAAAAATATACGCCTATAATAAATGTTCAACCTCAACAAGACGAACCGCAACGCGCTCACGTCCATCGGTGTTTTGATGTTTATCATTTTCGTGCTCATGATGTTCCGCCCCCCTGCCAGTAAGTACCAACCCAGGCCAATTAAAATTACACCCATCCGCGAGGGTTCTATCTTCGATCTGGAGCACAAGCTCGAATGCACCCCCGGTTACAAGGATGGAAGCGCCTATACCAGGTCCCTGACCCCAGGTGGCCTGTGTGGTGCCCAGAAGTTTGTGTCTGATCATGCCAATTACGCGATCGAGGATGGAATCGGTGGATCTTTAATCTAAGCTAACTATAAATGGCTCTCATCACTTCACCGACTGAGACTATTCCTGATCTCAACTATGAGTATCACACTGTGACGATCGATTCCATCGGACAAGACAGTGCGAACACTTTTACTTGCTATCTTCAGCAGCCCCTGAAAAATATTGTACAGTGTCGTCTTCTCGCGGCCCGAATCAATTCGAATGTTTCGACGGAACACTGTTACCTCTCCATCAGGGAACTGGATACCATTTTTAATGACAGGGCCTCTAATGTGTACGAAGGTCAGGCGTCTCTGAGTATGCTTCGTGGTTCTTTCGCGAGTCTCGTATCCGATGGGGGTGCGTCGGTCACCTTTAAGGATGAATACCCAATCGCAATCCAATATATCGATCCTATTCGCCGTCTCGATCGTTTCACGGTGACAATCAGGAATCAAGATGGCGTCACCATCGTGCCTTCCACTCCCGCGAAGGATAATTTCCTCGTTCTTCGTTTCGTGTGTAGAAAACCTAATTTGTAATTTTCTCCCGTTAAAGTAGTATACCATGTCTGCTGGTATTGTTCAATTGATCGCTATTGGTGCCCAGGATGAATATATCATGGGTAACCCCGAGATATCTTTCTTTAGTGCAACATTCAAAAGACATGCTAATTTTTCACAGTCCATCGAAAAACAAACCATCCATGGAGCAGTGAAAAACAATTCTATGTCCAGCGTTCAATTCGAACGTGCGGGCGACCTTCTCGGCTACGTCTATTTCACTCTAGATGATACCACCCAAGCCCTAGACGTTCAAAGGTGGGACACGATCATCGATAAAGTGGAACTCTACATCGGAGGGTCTCTCATCGATAGCCAAGATGCCATCTTCACTGAGAAGATTGCCATCGATACCTTCGCGCAAAACGTTTCCAAAAGTTCAAACGGGACACACCCCGGTGTGAGCGCACGCTCCTACTTTTACCCCCTCCGTTTCTTCTTCTGCGAGGGACCTCAATGTGCCATCCCTCTCGTGGCGCTGAATTACCATAACGTAGAGATTCGCATTCATTGGGCGACCGCAGCTTCCAATTATAATGTAGAGTGCTACGCCAACTATTATTACCTAGACAATGAGGAGCGTGGGAACATCGCTTCGCGAAAACACGATCTCTTGATCACACAAGTACAGAAAAATATCGCCTCGGGTACCATCGTTCAGGATCTCACGTTTAATCACCCCGTGAAGTATCTCGCCTCCTCGGATACCACCGTCGAAGGTGCCCTCACTTCACCCACGAATAAAGTCAAACTCAACATAAACGGCCTCGATGTCAGTAATTATAGATGGGGAAAACCACATTTTATAGACGTCACGAGTTATTATCACACAAACTTTGTGACGTCCCCAGATTTCTTTCTCTATTGCTTCTGCCTCTCAACAAGTTCTCTCCAACCCACAGGGACTCTCAATTTCAGTCGTCTCTCTTCAGCCAAGATCATGAGCGAAGACTTACCTATCAACGACCCTATCTATGCGGTCAATTATAACATCCTCCGTATCGAGAACGGTATGGCTGGTCTCTTGTACGCAAATTAAAATACGATGTTATATTAAATGGTCAAGAATATACCGACGATCGAGAGGTCTACCAAAATTCGGTTCGGTAGAAATACCACCGATGACCAGGCGGAAAATACAATTGTTTTCAATGCGAGTAATGAAACAATAAACGCCAACACGGCTAATACGATTTATATTTCACCTATTCGTTTGAGAGTAGATTATGATGATCTTAACATCGTTCTTTTAATGTACAACAAAGAGACAAAAGAGATTACCGAATCTGGTGAAGCGGCGACCGATATTATTGAAACAACTTTACAAGGTGCGGCACTACGTGGTAATGTAATTAACGTGAGTACTGTGTATTTCAATAATACATCACACAATTCTTTAGTGACCGATTCAAATGTTGGTATTGTCAATACAAATCCACTACACACTCTCAGTGTTGGTTCAAACCTCTATGTCGATGATACAGGTTCGAATGTCCTCGTTGTGGGGGGTGGTGTTT